TATAAACACTTTCGCCTATTTGATTTATATACTTAAATGTATGAATATCTGATTCAGTTTGTCCTAAGTCGGCTTCTCCTAACCAGTATTCACCGTTTGTCATATTTATATTTATTTCTTCATTAGTTGAAAGATTTACTAAAGTTAAAGCCTCTATCAAGTTTAATCACCCCCTTATCTATACCCTAATGCGAGTTCTTGTTTTGCTCTCTTAAAAGCACGTGCTGCTTTTACCGGGGTTAGTGCTTCTGGTGAGTAGAAGTTATAAGTATCCCCCCCACCACCATTTCCACGGGAACTATTATAAGCTCTGTTTTCTTGTGCAGTCATAATACGTTCACCCCTATGTACTTTAACATACATATCGTTAGGAACATAGTCTAACCCGGAAGCATAAGACCCTGTATTTCCGCCGCCAAGGCCAAGTAGCTCTTTTGCCTTGCTTTTTGCTTTATTAAACTGGTCTCCCAACCAATTTATTTTATCTGTCACCCAGCCTGTAATACTGCTCCATACAGATTTGAAACCGTTTAATAGACTATTAAAAGCATTTTTTGCAGCATTAAATAGCTTGCTGCCCAAATCTTTTACAGTATTAACAACGGTTTCAACCGCTCCTTTGAACCAACTTGTAATTGCATCCCATACAGTAGAAGCGGCCTTTTTAATCATGTTCCAGGCCCCGGTTGCTGCGCTGTATAGTGCAGAGCCTATGGATGTTATAATATTTACTACTGCATTTAATGCGGTAGTAACAATAGTTTTTATACCTTCCCAAACAGTAGTTACAATCTGTTTGACTGCATCCCATAGTCCTTGCCAGTCACCACGTACAATAGCGGAAAAAGCATTTATTAGACCTTGTATAACACCCAATACAGTAGAGATAACAGTTTGAATGATAGTAAATGCGGCTTCGACTGCTGTCCGTATACCAAGTAAGTTATTGTCCCAGATATATTTTATAGTGCTAAGTATAGTAGATATTATGCTTGATATGGTAGACATAGTGCTTGATACAAACTCTCTCATACCGGCAAAGTCTGCGGCCCATGCAGCAGCCATAGCAGCCACAACACCTATTATAGCTAATATCGGAGGGGACAACCCGGCTATTGCCGTACCTATACCGGATATCACAGGTTGTAATGTGGTAAATGCCGTAACAACTTTACCTGCTATCATCATCAAAGGACCAAGTGCAGCAACCACAAGACCAACAGTAACAATAGCTTGTTGCATACCAGGGTCAAGATTGTTAAAGGCATCAACTATTTTTTGGAGCCAATCAACCGCTGCCTGTATGTATGGTAATAGCACTTCACCAACAGAAATACCCAATAATTCAAAAGAATTTTTTAATTGACTTAAAGAACCACTTAGGTTATCATATTTTTGATCTACTAATTGTTGCATTGCGCCAGCGGTATCCGTTGCTTGATCTTTTATACCGCCAAGACTTGTTATAACTTTAGGTCCTAAGTCCTCCCACATAGTGCCAAATAATTCTACACCAATGCGAGATTGTTCTACTGGGTCCTGTATAGAGGCAATAGCTTCTACTACTTGGAAGAATGCCTCTCTTGCTACGTCTCCACCCTGGGCAAATTTCTGGGCCATCTGTTCATAGTTCATACCCATGCTTTTGAAAGCATCTATTGTGGTATTAGAACCATCAATGGCACGGATAGAAAATTCCTTTATAGCATCACCAATCTTATCAAGGTTAAATGCTCCATTTTCCGCGCCTGTTGCCATGATATTAAACATATCTTCGGCAGATAAACCCAGTTTTTCAAATTGGACAGAATACTCATTGATATTATCAATAAATTCTCCAGAAAAATCAAGACCTTTTTGCTGACCTGCAACTAATAGATCAAATGCCTCTTGCGAAGTAATACCAAAGTTTTCCATTAAAGTATTAACAGCTCTAATACTTTCAGGAACTTCGGTTCCAAAGGTATCCCTAAAGGCAATGGCATTTTGTGTTACTTTAGTTAATTCATCTTCACTTAGTTCGCCCATCTGTTGCCGCACTGTTGATATGGCGTCTGCGACATCATTCATGTCTTCACCAAAACCAGCGGCATATACGTTTTTCATTGCATTTTCTAAGGTTTCAAATTCCTTAGAAGTGGCTCCGGTAGCAGACTTAACTTGAGAAAATGCGTTTTCAAAAGTAGCAGCGGACTTCACTGCCATTGCACCAGCCCCCGCAAGGGGGGCAGTTACACCTAATGTAAGCCCTTTACCAAGGGTTGTAAACCCTTTCCCTAATCCGGTTATCCTATCCTTAGTTGATAAGGTTTTATCATTAAAGGAACTGAATCCTTTTTGTGCTTCATTAAGGGGTTTTGTAAATTTTGTAGTATCAAGTTCTAAGTACCCAACAGCAGTACCTAAATCAAATGCCATATATTCTCACCCCTTTTCATATTTTTTATATAACTCTGTAAAGCTACTGTAATGAGGCTTAAATACTATCTCCTCCTCATTATCTAACTTTAACATAATAATAGCACATGCTTCATCTAAGCAATAAGCGGTATAGGGGTCCAATTCTCCTATTAATTCAGAAGGTCGAACGCTATACCGCTGTGACATTGCAATTAAAGATAGTATTTGCTCACTCCCTACGAAAGGGCTCCAGGGCTTTTACCCCCTCTTGAGTGTAATTAAACACTGCCATATACTGTTGATCTGTTAGGTGAACACCGGCCTCTTTTAGTTCCTTATAGGAGGGTTCAACAAATGCAGATTCACAAATAACTTCAAGAAGTTGGAGAACTTCACTCATGGAATTTTCATTTCTATCATCCATGCCTTTACCATTAAACAGCCGGTTTGCAGTAATAACAAGGCTATTAGGAATTTTACCATTAGACATTAGAGACAGCATAGAAGGGCGACGTAGACGCGCATAAAAAGGTTGCCCTTCTGAAAAATCAGGAAGTTTCACAATTTGTCCTTGGCTATAACTAATAAGGTCCTGTATAGAAGTAGGTTGATGGTTTGTATACTCCATTATGTATTCCCTCCTTTAACCCTTTGTAACCGTGGGCAGTTCATCTACATAAATAATCTCATAGGGTGCTTCATCTTCCGTAGGTGCAGAGTTAATAGTATACTCAGGAGCACGGAAAGCACCGTCTTCTGTATTCAAAAATACGGGAGTTCCTTGACAGTTAGGATAAGAAATCTTTTCATATCCGGTTATAATACCCGCCGCATTATAAATACTGGAATAAGCATGCAGCTTAAAGACAGTGCCCTTTTCAGCGGACCCAGCAACAGGGGGCTTATAACTTGCAACACCAAAACCGGCATCTGTATCAGTTTCAGAACCGTGTTCTGCATTAGACCAGTATTTAATAGTACCCCCCTGCAAAATCTTAACCATTTCAGGGTTAAATACGTTATCGGTCAATGTAATAGTATTGCCTGTAACAGTTGTATTACTGGGCTTTTGTGCAATAAGACGTCCTTTTACAATAAGTTGTACTGCATCTTCCGTTTCAGAAGTGGGATTTACCTCAATAGTAGAAGCAGTATCAAGGGCAATTTCATTTTCTTGTCCAGAAACTTCCATAGTAACAAGGGCCACGTCAATAGTGGGTATCTCATTACCTCTCTTATAAGTAGTTGCCATACTTTAGCCTCCTTAATAGAATTTTTTATAATTTCTATATTGTATAGAAATCATGTGGGCCTTAACTGTATCATCATAGAAAGAAGGGGTTTCATAGTGCATTGACATTATCATTGGTTTTAACCCTTCCATTATCGTTTTAACTTTATCTACATACTGCTCTAAATATGTGAATTGATTCTTAGGAACGTAGCACATAATATCATATAGTGTTCTTGTGCTGCTAAAATTATTATATTGGTCTGTCCCAGAATCTTTAACAACAACATAAGGTGCAGTACATTCCCCTGTATGCTGTGCAGGAGTATAGACATCAATCTCATTATCTCTTAAATGAGCGTAAATATCCATTAGTCTTGTCTTTTCATGTTTCATGTCTATCCCCTTAACCTAATCTATCCATAAGATTTTGAAAAGCTGGCATAACCTCCGAATCCCCTACATGCCTAACGGTTTCATCTATAATTGCATACCGCTTCTCATTTGCAAGCTCTAACCAAATACCATAATCTACACCATGAGCAAGCCTTATCCTATACCCATTAGACACCGCTTGAGAATCGCCCTTTAATCGTTGCCTTGCTGCGCCTGTACGATCTTGCCACCTTGCATTAGACTTAGCACTATTTTGCATAGCTAAGGCACCCTGATCTGCTAAGGCACTAACTGCCATGTCAAATTTATTCTCCATGGAGCCAAGTTTTTGCGCTAACTCAGATGCATCGAACTTAAAACCGTTCATACGACTACCTCCAAACTAATATCAAGGGCTATGTTCCATTCGTACCAATTATTTACGCCAGTAACGATATATTTTTTACCGTTGTATTTTACCCAATCATTTTGATTTATATCAATTTCAGGGTTATACAATATCAATATAGCAGGACTATCTTTTGTT